CTCCGCCCCCGCCTCCACCTTTAAAGGTATTGTACAGAGATGATACTGTACTGATAATAGCTGGTATATAAGGCAAAATTGCTGCGAAGCTCATATCATAGCTCCTGTATGTATTCGATGACGGCCCAAGCGCGAGTATACGCCGATGCCACTGTTATCACAATATCTGTCGCGGTGTAGCTGATCGTGTCAGCACCGTTTGGGATAGGCTCTCCCGTCATAGCTGCAGCATCTGTCGCAGCTCCAAATAGCTGTATGAGGCTAAAATTGGCATCGATTGTGATGCCGTGAGGCTGTGTGTTCACTCCCACTGCCAGACCTGGGAATTCTATAACCTTTCTCAAGATAGATCTAAAGACCTGGGAAGTACCTCCCGTCTCCGTCGCAGCAATGCCCGGAATGAATGCCTTCCCAGATAAAAGCTCTTCGTCCAGAAAAAAACCTATCTCACGCACATTGATGGAGTTGCTGACCTTCTTCAGCTGCTCCACAATGATAGGACGAGCCTCCTCCCACTTTTCTGGGATTACATCGTAGACAGGAACGTAGGCTTCTAGGATCTGGTTTTCGCTCTGCATCATTTACCTATGGCTACCCAGTATATCCCAGTTATCTTGTTACTTCCGACCTTGTTGAATTCCCATGAAGTTCTAGATAATGTGCCAACGGAAATTGAATAAGTAGTATCTGGAGGAGTTCCATGTACAAATAACGGAGTAAGTTGCATGCTGTAAATGTCTGTAGCAAAGTCTATGTTATAGGTGTTCCCAGACTGCGTGACGGTTCCAGGGCCAACAGAGAGTACTCCCCACTGTATGATGAATCCCCCAGGAAGGAATGTATATCCATTTTGCGCTTGAAGAGGGGTGATGTTGCTAGTCATCTGCAGGACCTTTCCAGACCCAACTGAAGGCCCGGTCTTGAAATACAAGATCGTATCCGTAGCATAACCATCAGCTGTCACTCTATTATACATCTGTCCAAATCCTGCCTTATCACTCGGCGTGGATCCTCTAGGGATGAAGTGTATCGTACCGTGGTATCCCTTCTGCGCCGTAGCGTTATCAAATGTAGTATGGTCTACCCCAAAGACATCGTTAAGCGCCGTAAAGTTAGACCTCAGGTTTCGGTAGTCTTGGTCTAAGGGAACTGTCCCCGTAGGGATGAGAGGTTGGTATTTAGCCATGATAATTCCTATATGCTCGACATGCGCCCGGCTTTACGTATCCATAGGACCTGAGCGTCTATCTGGACGTCAATCTCCTGTTCTATTCCAGCCATCTGCGCGTTTGAAAATGTGTATTCTAAGGTAAGAAAGTTGGCTCTGGTGGGGCAGTATACCCTTTGCCAAAACTTTGTCCCCCCGATCCCTGATAAGCTGGACTGAGTGGTCGGGATTGTGTTGTTGAAAAAAGTATCTGGATTAAGAAGCACGCTTCCGTCATTGATGTCATTGTCTGGCGGTAAATTTGAGGCATTCACGTCATCGTAGTCTAGATATACACTCAGGGATATGGCTCCAGGATTCTCTGGTTCACTCGCTACCATCAGGATGTCTAGATATCCCATCTGGATGTTCTCTCCCTCGTCCAGGAAGTTGAATTTCTTTGACTTAACGGAAAAGTTGTCTCGAACGCAGATGACAGCACCTCCATCATATACGTACGTAGACGGATCTAGCTGAGGATCATCAAAATCGGCGCTGGAAACACTGTACACATATAACTCGAAAGAATGCTGGTCGATGACTTCTATTCCAAAAACGTTGATGGCGGTGCTAGTCCACACGCCACCAGATACGTATGGAGTGAACGAAGTGGAATTGACCCCGTCAAGGCTGAAGGTATTCGCATTAATAACAGTGATCGTGTACGTGTTAACATTTAGCTCTTCCATCCCTACGACATCCGTAATAGTCACACTCATGCCGGTGGTAAGTCGATGATCTGTCGACGTAATCACACAGGGATTGGCTTGGGTTGCGTTAGAGATCAACCCCTGTTGGGGGTAATTCAGATTCTGAAAGTCAGATCCCAGAGGGATGTCCCGGAAGGATATGACATCTTCAGAGGTGAGATTGTGATTAGGACAGGTGACTACAGTAGCAGTGGTATCGAAACCTATAATATTAGTGACAAACAGAGATGGATCGTTGGATGTTGTCTGGTCTAAGACTTCAATGAACCCATGCTGAGTCCCTCCGGTGATGAGAGGATCTGCTTCAGTTCCTGTGATCCAGGAAAAAGAGCATCTCTTCCACGGCAGGGAGATGTCTATCCATCTCCTTGCCGTGGGCGCTTGGAAATTTCCTAAAGTCGTTAACGAATCTGTAAAAATCGCCCAAGAGTCATTCTCATAATTGTAGCATAGCCGTCGGTTAGGATAGATTCGACTATTTCCCGTGACGGCTGGGTCATACCCGGGAGCATAGGGATACGTCCAAAAAGCAAGGCGATTGATAAAGTCTCTGATGCCATGGACTCGGAAGACTCCATTCTGAACGCTGTTAAAGTCAAAGACAAGGTCTGGAATCTTGATATCAATACGCTCACTCTTATAGCTGTCGCATTCAACAACACCCTTATCTCCTATGCCAACGAGGGATGTATCGAACTGGACAGCCGAGAATGGGCTTTCTGCGCCGAGTTCCGAGTTAACACGCTCAATTTGGAATGGGGCTATCGAACGCCCTGTATACCGCAGCTGCCACGTAGAACGCTCGCAATAGATGACCAAGTTGTCACGAACAAAGCCAACCGCAACGATATCCTCACTCGTCGGGATGTCTAGATATCCCCCTTGACCACGTATATCGTCTCTCCATGAACCTACAGCTGGAGGCCCTGCTGCATAAGCGATGAAGGGATTACCTATGGTCGACCATCTTACACGATTGCTGTAGTGTTGGAGAGATGCAGCGTTAGTGCCTTCCCAGGTATTGAATGTCACCATCCTTCCACGAAATGGAAGCATCGACAGGAAGTTACCCAAAAAGTTTGTAGAGTCGATTTGGCTCCATGCTGAAGGGAAGAAGTCTACCCACGTCACCCCGTCGGTAATTCTGGGAGGATCTTGAAGGGCTCCAAATTGGCCCGTGTTATTGGTGACCCAAAAGAGCTTATTTCCTGTCGTCGCAAATGGAGTCGCCACAGCTCCATCAGATTGCCAATAATTCGTGGAGAAGAAAAAATCTGATCCGTCAGGTCCTGCAGCATGAGCATTCCATGTCGTGCCCGGAATGAATTCTTCGAAGTTATTAGTTCCTAGGGTATAAATGTAGGCATAGCACTGGTCGAAAAAGATCGTCTGGTCATTAGCACTATCTGCCAGCTCTCTAGTCCTGATACCCATGACAGGCAGTCCGGGATAGAAGAACACATCGGTATTGGGGATAGATCCATTGATCTGCAGCTGTCCCGTCGTCCTATTTAGAGAACCAGATCCGCTTCCATTGGTCCTTAGGGTTGCAGGATTGGCGCCTCCAGAATCGACAAATACATCCGTGTCTACATAGAATTGGCTGTATCCAGAGTTAAGAGGAGTTGGAGTGATCGCAACGGCTAGGTTTCCAGCTCCGTTCGTTGTGCCGACTTTTCTTCTTAGCCGTCCCAAAAGCTGATATGCCTGTTTTCTCTTGATCCTCTCCCTCCAAACGTAGGCATTCTCTAGAGTCGGATATGCATCATTAGGCAGCAGGAAGTTCTCTCGTTCCTGCACTAAACCTGTGGTCATCCCAGTGATCTTGAGAGGAGAATAGCCAGCCATCAGAATCCCTGACCAATACCCCATCCGATACCGTATCCGTATCCTGTCTGGGTGCTGTTAAACAAGGTGATATTGGGCTGCTGGATCTCCTCTACGGCCTGCCGCTCTAAAACAAGGGCTTCCTGGCGTTTAAATCCCTCCATCAGGTTCTGTAGGCCATCCATATCCTGACGCTCTCTCAAGATCTCGCAGGCCGCCCCATAGGCGATATACTGAGCCCATTGCTTGAGCTGTGGATTGTCCGAAGTGAACAGGAACTGCGCTGGAGTTTGGTAGGCCTCTACTTCGACAAGATAGACTTTATCAGGGACAGGACGGATTGTGAATTCGTTATTCCAAAAGAGCAAGTTGTAGGGGCGCCCGACCTGATAGGTAGCCGCCCATATACTAAGCAGCGTACCCGGCATGACGGGTACCGGGAGTGACATCTCGATTTGTGTTGTCACGTAGTTCACTGTTCCTATATATTGAGACGTCAACGGAGACGGAGGATAGGGTTGATCGTTGTTATATCCCCCTAGAGGAGATAGAGGGGGGATTGAGGGCTGCTGTAAACCTGAGCCATCGATGTAAACATTGTTTCCCACACGGTTTTGCTGGATGTAGAGCAATCTTCCCGTCGTGGTATTACTGCCGATGCCATTTGCGTCTACTACGGCACCTCCATCATCAACGATACGGATAGGGTCTCCGTTGATATCTATGCCCCCAATCACGACTTGAGTGCTAAGTATTCCTGAGCTCGGCTGTGGGTATGGGTACTGGACGTTGGAAAAAAGGCTAAAGTCAAACGAAGAGTTTGTCGTAGTCCATGTTCCACCACCCGTGTATGCGCCGAAGGATGTATTGTCAATCCCATTTAGAGTGAATCTGTTGTTGTTTACCCTAGTGATTTGATAGACCTGATTATTCAGCTCCACCATGCCGGTAACGCCTGTGATATAGATGTAGGCACCTGTCTGAAGGCCATGAGCCGCACTAAATATACTACATGGGTTGGAAGGCTGAGTTATACTGGTAATCGTCCCTGAAAGCGTCTCAGCCCCTTGTTGAAACAGAGTAGGGGACCTAGGATACAGGTTATATAACTGGTCCCGATTCTTGAAAAAGTTACCCTGTATCCCCTCAAAATACACTGGCGCCCTAAATCCCTGTAGGTTGTTCACATCTACAGGATAGCGGTCTACATTAGGGATGGTAAGGAATTTGTAGACTGTCTTCTGCTGATCGATCTTGATGGCATAGGGGAAGTCGTTGCTGTAGAACAGGTTGACCGCCTGCTGAATGGAGGCAGAAGATAAGGCGGACTCACTAGCGCTAGCTGTGAGGCGCCTTACCTTCGTTTCTATGTACGTATAGGTATTATCAGCAGGCAATACAGCGCCCATCTCTACCTCTAGTTAAAGCCGACAGGCGTGAATCTGTGAAGCCATTCACCCTGTCGATCTGACTCTAAGGGCGTGCCATCGTCTTTTATCGGCACGTCATCGCGGCTCACAAGGTCGCTTCGAATCATCATTCTAGCGCTATTGTTAATCTCCTTAACCAATCCCAATGGGAGCTTGTATCTACGCCCGGGTATGAATTTCCACTCCTGGATGGGATCTCCAGCATACCGGCAGTAGTATTTCACTAGCCTTTCATGGGGGCCTCGAGAATTCATATACTCGGCCTCCACTATCTTGGAGTCCTCTTTCTTCTGCTTCTCTAACTCGGCCTTGTGAGGTGCTGAGAAATGCTTGAAGTCATTAGATTGCACCCTGTTTGGAATCTCATTGACAAGGCCATGGGGCTCACCGGAAGCCGTCGTTTGTGTGATTCTCATGTTAGTTACCTACATTGTTGTATGATTGGAAGGGGACTTGTTCGGTGTTGTTGGTATATTGCAGATTTCTAGATCCCGCTGGAGACACGCTAGCAGGCGTTTGAGCATTTCCTGCGGGTATCGAGAAGGAATCAAATCCTGTGGAATCTATGTCTAAAGACCAATCAGAGCCGTTGATCGAGATGATCTTTCCCGTCAGCCCATTGGCCTGAAACATGCCGTAGGGCCTGGGGATGTAAAGCTTCACACACATGCCCTCGATGTAGGTGTTGACCTCATCGGTAGAATTCCCTATGGCGACAGTGATCACCATAGGGAAAGCCTTCGTCGCTGCAGTTACCAACAGCGACGAAGGAATTTGTATCGTACCGGGCAGGTACTGGTTCATCACTTGGCCTTGTGGTGAGGCGCGGCTTTGTGATGAGCGTGAGCAGCCTTCAACATGTGGTGAGCATGGTGCTTAGCCTGCTTCAGGTGATGGTCATGCATTTTCTTATGATGCATATGGGAATGCTCCCCACCTTTGACCTCTTCGGCATGTGTGAGATGATGCTTAGCCATGTTTGATCCTAGTTTTCCATTTTGTACGCGATCCAATCGATGTTATCGCTAGCGGAACCACCGGGACTGTTTGCTCCGCCTGCCAAGAACATATATGGCGTAAATACACCAGTCTGGAAGGCCTGATACGTGAAGTTGTATCCGGTCTGCACGAAGGTTACCGGGTTAAACTGTGTTGATGCACCAGCAGGAGCCAAAGTGGCAAACATGGGAGTGCTTGCGGCTAAAGCAGATGTAGGGAATGCAAAGGCGCTAAACGCTGAAGAGTCTATGTCTACCGTCAGCTGGTAGTTGGTCTGATCCACGGATAATATTGTTCCTGTGAGACCATTCAGCTGATACATCCCGAATCCATAAGGAATCGAAAAGTGAACCTTCATCCCCGCGACGTAGTAGTTGCCAGGGTTCACAGAAGTCGTTACGACAGCCTGTGTAGCCTGAGAAACAGCTGTGACAAACAAAAACTGTGGATCGACGGCGGCATACTTGGATATTCTCCTCGTATAACCAGCTGTGGCAGGTGCAGCAAATCCTACCGCTGGCAAACCTTTTAGGGTATAGCCAGTACCGCTAACAGAACTGATCTGAAAGTTCATTCCCGCTATCTGTAGCATCCCAGTGGTGCCGTAAAACTGTAAGACATCACCTGCAGTATACGTATTAACCTGAGACACAACCGCTGGGGAAGCTGCAGTAATTGCGGTAATCGCATTGGCAGACTGAGCTTCTACCACAGGGCTGGACTGCACATATGTGAAACCGCCAGAAGCATAGGTAGACGTTAGATCTGATGTTGTCTTGACAGTCTTAACGCCTCCATCCGCAGGAGAGGCACCGGCACCGAACCTAGGACCAAACCATCTGCTTATCGTGACTTCGTTTGGGTTTGACGCCGCTAAATTAGTTAGGTTGTAAACCTCCATGTAGTCTGGAGAGCTTGGCATCGGGATTTGCACCCCTGCTCCTGTTCCGACAAAGCTACCGGCAGTTAATATAGTGAACGGCATGATACACCTCCTTAAGATGCTTGTAGGGTGGTGACATTGAGCCCAGAGATCCAGTTCTGGTTAGTGATCGCCCTTGCTATGGCGAACTTGGCATAGAGCTGGCTGTTTTGGGCAACGCTAGAGACAACCCAAGGAGGTCTATATCCTATGACGGCTGTGTAGTTGTTCTGTTCTATCTTCGCGAAGGCTTCCAAGCCATACATCGGTATTGTGTACACCGTGTTACCCCGTAGAGAGATACCCGGCGTCTTAGCGCCCTTAGATGACACGAAGAATCTGAATCGGCTGATAGAACAGTATTCTTCAGGTCTTAATCCCGATTGATTGGGGTAGGCGGCTTTCAGAATTACGTTCTGTACTAGCTGCAAGTCAGCACATAGGTTAGTGTTGGCGAGAGCAATGAAAGCATCTCTAACAGGGCTAGTATTGAATCTTAGCTCTGCTTCTATGTTTGTTAAGAGAGTTCTAGCATCAGCTCCCAAAAGGATGTTTTCGATGTTGTTAACATCGTTTAAACTGATATTCGATGGATTGTCTCCATTAGTACCGCCAGTGGCATTGATATAAGAGACCGAAGAAGCGAGAAGGTCTCTCATGAGGAGGTCTTCTTTTTCCCTTAACCACTGACCTAGAAGAGCAGTAAATTTAGTAAGAGTTTTACTATTTTCGTATAGAACTACTTGCTCGTTAGTGACGATAGACTTGGCATAGATCTCCATAGTTGCATCTATGTCAGTACGAACTGGTACTTCAGATGCAGGATCTATGCCTGATCCGTCGAGCTGGCCGCCTTCTGTCGAAAGACGTTCAAAACGGCTTAGACGGGTTGTTTTACCGATATAGGATTCAGCATGATGCAGATCCGCTCCGAACGAGTGGATCAAGTTGAACATCGGAGTGCTGAGGAGATCTTCTGACGCCTGAACAGGGAGTTCGGGCGCCATGTTTTGAATGCCGGTGATCCCGGATGTAAAAGACATGATGCGCCTCTGCTAGTGTGATTACCCGGGTTGACGAGACCCAAACAGTCACGCTGGCGAAGCGCATACAGCCTAAAGATATCGATGCTTGATCGATAACCCCAATATTAAATTTTTTTTAGAAATTAATCAACATATTTATGCTAACCCCTTCAAAGCTCTTTGCATCCTCTGCCAGTTGGCAGCCTTTCTTTCATCCGACAATATATTTGGGGAAGGATTTGTTTGCTGCGTGATGGTAGGGCTACTGATAGATTTAGGCTTTACAAGATTGTCAGCAGCTCTGTTCGCGTCCTTGCTGGAGTTATGGATGTTGGGAACAAACCTGCGAACGGCTCTATAGATATCTGACCATTTATCTAGCCCATCAGCCATCTTCTTGAGCGGAGCGGCTACTTCGGGATAATGATACTCTAGATAATCCAAATGATCTGAAGTGACGACGCTTTCGAAGTCAGGAAACATCTGATTAAGACGTTGAGGCATCTCTTTCGCTTCTATTTCTCTCTGCCTTTGCCTTTCTGCTTCTGAGCGCGCCTCTAACATGGCATTTATCTTCTTCTCTAAGCGCTGCTCTTCCGTTTCCTCGTATTGGTCTTCATACTGGTGGGTAACAGGCGCAGGACGCGAAAGAACGGCTTCCATGGCCTTTTTCAGAGCTTCAGCTTCAGCAGCCTTTTCTCTAGCGATCCTCTCTGCCTGTTCTTTCTCCTCACGGTCCTTTTTTCGGGCCAGTCTGAATGCTTTCCAATTCTGATCTTCTGGCGTTTCTTCCTTCGGAGTGACGGGAGTCTGTTCTATTACAGGATTTTCCTCTTGGGTATTAGATAAAGAAGTTTGCAAAACCTCCGCTGTTTGTGTAGCATCAGACTCTGAATTCATGAGGTAACTCCATGTTTGAGACTTCTATTGATGAAAATAGCCTTCGATTAGCCAAAGTAAAAGAGGAAACTCTAAGAAGATATACGGAATACAGTCGCCTGTCTCATTACATGGCTTGCGACGCTCCCATCGCCACTCTTTGCCTAAATCGTAAGCTTGAAAAGACATTAAGCGACCATGGCATTGAGAGAATTTACGACCTTCTTGATATGGATCTTGGAAAAGTCGAATGGCTCGACGAGAGGACCCGTGGGGATCTGGCATCCCGACTTGATGAGTTCTTCACGATGTTCTAGAGCATACTCGTGCTCCGAAAGCATATCTATGCCGTGCTCGTGACGTATATAATGCCAGAAAGTACCTTGGAAGAAAGCAATGGACCAAGCCTGCATTGTCTCGTAAGTTTCACAAACACTAGGAGTAGAGGCTAGGTACGCCATCGTCTCTGCGCAGGGAAGGACCCACAGTCTCTTAGTGATCCTACCCACGCGTTTATCGAATAGGAAAACGGCCTGGTTAGGCCTAGGCTTAGGTAGGTAAGGCCACGCATAGAACTTTCGTCTGATCGCGTTAGGGATCATGTTGTCCTTTGCGATCAGCATCACCACGCAGAACTGAGGCTCATCTATAATGTCTATGTGGTTTCGGATGCACTGCTCAAGATGGACTCCAATGTCATCTGCAAGGGAGTGCCCCACCTCTAGGGAGTCATATACGGTCTGATCTGAGGCTGCCTTTAGAGCTAGCTCGCCGGCGGTTTGATTAATCACCAATAACTCCATCAATCGTCGCAGCTTTAGATAAAATAGTATTCATAAGGAATAGGATTAACTCTTTTTTTTTATCTGCTGAATGTCTTTGGTCTCTGAAGACAGATACCGCGATATCTTGAATGTCCATAATATCAGATATGAGATGTTTCAAGAAAAATCTTGAAGAGCTTTCGACTTTACTCTTGGAATCTTCTTCATTTGACGTGCTCATCAGTGATCACACTCATTGGTCTTGGGATACATCGTAGGACGGTCCTTCCCAGGTCGCGGGTTAAAGATCTGGTCCGGACGGTTTGATCCAGCAGGAGTGAGGTTCATGTTGACTTCGTAGTGCTCTTGGGGGACAACCGGTCCAAATCCCTTAGGAATCACATCAGCCGTTCGATTCTTCGCATAGTCAGAGTTATGGTGTCTCTTCATATTCCCTCCATGGGCAATAGGAGTTGCAGGTCCTCTTTAGGCTGAAAGCCTTGATGTCTAGCTGATCGGGTTCCCATATGGACTGCTAGGTCGTGCCTAGAAATTCCGAATGTTTTTGCGGCCAAGTGAATCGCAAGACCTTTTGGTTGTGTCTTGAACAATTCCTTGGCATAGGAGGCAGCCTCATCAAGGCGCTGCATCAGTGTTGCGCCCTATGCTTTTTGGCGTACCCTGCAAGCCCGTCTACCATATGCTTGTACTCTTGGGCTTGATTCATTTCGCTGCTGTACTTGCCATCCGCAACCGAAACATCATTCATGTTATGCTGCCAGTGGTCCTTGCCGAAATATGGCATTCCGCCACCATGAGGATGAGGATGGGCTTTGTCTTTGTGATGGTCTTTCATGCTACACTCTCCATAGCCGGCGGCTGGTTCATCTGTTTAATGTACGATGCCAATTCTAAATTAGATTTTAAATTTTGTAAATCAATGTTTTCTAGCTCTATCATAGCCTTGATCATATCTAGATCGGCCTGAGATGACTGACGCTCAGCTGAAGCATGAATCTGTTCTAGATCTGCTATTTTCTGCATAGAAGAGGCTCTGAGATCCTGTTCTTTAGCCATATCCACCTTAGATTGGCTGAACATCTTCATGAGTTGCGCGTTCTGCATCTTCTCTGCCTGTTGAGACTGAGCTTGCGCTTGCTGTTGGGCCTGCGCGTTCTGTTGCTCCATCTCCTCTATGAGCTCTTTCTTGTTGGTAATGATAGCGGCTTTCATTACAGCCTTATCAGAAATAGGCATCCCGAGGCTCTTAAAATGTAGAAGCTGCTGGAGCTCTGCCTGCCTTTGTGTCGCACTATAGTTACCTTCCTCGACCGTGACAGCGTACTTCTGCGAATGAGACGTAAAAAACCGCTCATCAGCATCGTGCCCAAGAATATTCCTGACCTTACCTTTCGAGAAGTTCTTTCGAATTGACTGTAGACGGATCTTTCCATATAGTCTTTGCGAATAGTCGAGCTTGTCGAAGATAGTCTGTAGAGTAGTAAGTCCAGCACCCTGTCGTAGCATGCTGAGAATTCCAGCTTTGTCGTCGCTCGCGCTCCCGAGTAGCTCTTCATTGACGCCCGATATCTTTGTGATGTCTTCAGCAAGGCTGTTTGAGAGCTCCAGAAGGCTCTGAGGTATACTGACAGGTTCTATACGCTGGATCTCATTAGGGAGGTGACCCGACTTAAGAGGCACCAAGAATCCATCGCCTCCAGAAGACTGCCTGAATGCTTTGGGGTCTGTCACTACGTCTACAGGGTATATCCAGCCAGCATTGAGTGAGGATTGCAGTAACTGAAGTTCAATAACTTTCCGCATATTATAGAGGAATTGGGCATCTCTTAGGTTCCTTATGATCCCCTGTTTACGCCACGCATATGCCTGGATATCTGGCTCGTAGTAGCATTGTACGGGCACAAATGGGTAATCGTCTATATCAAGTAAATTTTTTCCATGATATACGATATTTCCCGACAGGGCTATCACCATCTTGACCGTTGGAACCTCTAGATTCTGCATTTTGAGCCAAGGCTGCATAGCCAAAACTCTCTTAAGCTCATCCTTAGAGGCATCTTCATCCTCTTCCCATTCGATAGCCTCTCCTGAGAGTGGGTCCACGATCATCTTGGCCTTTCGGGTAGCCCGATAGTAAAACTCATCAAAGGTGAATAAGTTGCTGACAGCCACGTTCTGCAGCTCCGCCTGAATGGGAAATCTCCCATCTTTCATCCCTCCAGGATTCATCTTGTCTATCTCTTTGGCGTATCCAGGAAGCAAGAGCTTTGCCATGGCCTTGGATGTCCATCTACGCCTCCAGATTCCGTTGCAGTCGCTTAGATCTTGCTTCCTCGTGTACTGGTCGATGAGGTAGTTATTCCAGGCTACAGAATCAGTAAACAGATCACCGCTGATAGGGTCATTAGTATAGTCTGGGTATAGATGCAGAAGGGTTTCCCCTGTGTCACAGGCGCCCTCGAAGGCTTGCGATAAGTACTCTTGGAATCCATCTCTATCATCACACCACCTCAATACCTTGTTGTAGTCATCCGCTAATGGATCATCCTCAGAGTGTATCGGCAGCGTGACGATGCTCTTTCGATTCTTCCGCTGAAACCCGCATATCATGTTGATGTGCCGACGGACAAGATTAAAGAAAAACTTTGTCACATTCTGTGATGTGTTCCCGTAGGTCTGGTTGTATAGCTGTTGGTCGCCGACTTTAAACCTCTTGTCAATGGCTCCCTGAAGCCAATAGGTAGAGTTAGTAGGGTAATTCGACTGATAGAACCAATCCATTAACCCTTTCAGGTTCTTAGCTTCGGCGTCACTTGGGTCTATGTAACCGAGGACGTATTGACCGGACTCGTAGGATGGCATACGCAACCTTTGAAATATATTCTTACATCATATACCTTATGTCCATTATGTTCACCACATTCAAGGCAATCACAATGGACAAACCGTCCCTTTTAACACAGGATAGAAAATGAAGTGTATCCCCGATTACGGCTCCGACGAAAATTTTGTCTACATATCTGTCATAGACAGCAAAGAAATGTGTAAGCTAAAATTTGAGCCGGGAGAATCCATGCAGACATTTATCCGAAGATATAAGCTAGAGAACTTCTACGGTCGAATAGAGGAAATTATAGAATTCATTAGCTTGTTTAGGGAGGGGGAAACTTTGGTGTATAAGATCGATGACGAACTCAAAAAAGAATACTATCTAATATGTGATTCCGAAATACAGTACATGGAATACGAAGATTTCCTTGAAAGCTGCGTATGTGTTCCACGCAACGTATTCAACCTTTACAGGTTTTACGCAGAGTACATCGCCCCTCTCCATGGCATCATGAAGGATGCCGGCCACCCAGTCAGTTACAGATCGTAACCAACATGGACAAACCGTTCCATGCCTTATACAGGAGAGAAAATGAGCTGCATCATAGGAGGGGTGTACTGTGACTGCTGGATTTTAGAAATATGCGATAAAATCCCCGAAGTCTATACAGAAGGCACAGAATCAGTATCCTCCGACCTCAGAGTTGAATGAGGCGTACATGTCGTTTTCAAAAAATACTTTGCGCCTAAGTTGGTCGTAGGATATATTCTCGTCGGGATGCGCGAATTCTCCACGAGGGAAGGCGCTTACTACGGCATAGCGAAGCGCATCGCAGGCATGGTCATCTTTCTTGATCGGCTTGTCTTCTCCTCTGTCTGCGGCCTTAGAATCCCATGCATAGGATTGAATCTGTTCACGGAGGGTAGTACAGGACTTATGGATTACAAGATTTTTACCGGCGATAAACTTATTGGTAACTTTGATTCCAAGGAGTACGTCGTTATTCGCATCGAGGACGGGGAGGTCTTCTTGACGGAGTGCGATCTTGAGACTAGCGGCGGCGGGGTCGACATAGATAGCGGAGACGTTTTTGT